TTGGCTTCCGCTCCGCTTTTGTACCGGGCATCTGAAATCTGAATGCTGGCATCTGATGGGCGCGTGAGAACGCGCCCCTCGAAAGGAGCGGAACGAAATGCAAGAAACAGAAACGAAGCTGACGACGCGGGTGATTACCGCCCAGGACTGGAAGGACATCGAGCAAAAGCTGACCCACTTCTATTCGCAAGTAAAACTCGTTTGCGACGGGTATCCGATCACCATATGCTTGGAGCGCGTCAGCCAGATGCAGAACCGCCTCCGGGTTTACGTGAACGGCGTCATCATGGGGAAGTGGTTCGTGGAGGATTGCGAGGAACGGCGGCGCTTCATGCGGCCACGAACGAAGCAATTCCGCTCGAAGAAAGAACTGGCGAAAATGCGCCGGATCGACAAGAAGTGGGCCAAGGAATGGGAGAAGCGGAACACGTACACCTATTACGAAGACGGCTGGACCTCCTTCCGTTCCCTCAAGTCCCACCTAATCAAACAGAACAAGGTCATCGAGCTGGTTGTGGCCGACGAAAGGAGCTGAAGCCATTGGAACCGGTCATTAAGACGAAGCTGGAGCTGGTCCTGAAGCTGAAGGACATCGAAGCGACCCTCAAGGCTCGCGGGATCGCCGTCACCCAGGCGAACATCAAGCGCTTGGTCGGCTTGATCCGCGACACGCCAATTTCCGCGAATCCCGAATTCTTCGAGGGCGTCCCGACAGATCGGCAAATCTTGCTCATGTACGGATTTACATTCAACAAGAAGGAGGCATCGACAAATGGCAAAATTAACGCGAGCTGAATTCATCCGCAAGCTGGCCCCTTACGCTATTGCGGATATGCATATCACCAAGGTTCCCGCCTCTCTCACCATCGCCCAGGGTATTCTCGAATCCGCCGATGGGAACAGTGGTTTGGCCGTCCAAGCGAACAACCTATTCGGCATCAAAGGGAAAGGAACGGCGGGCAGCGTCACCATGCCGACGAGGGAATATTCCGGCGGTAAGTGGATCACCGTCAATGCAGCTTTTCGCAAGTACAACAATTGGGGCGATTCGGTTGCGGATCATTCAGCCTTGATCGTCAATGGGGTAAGTTGGAACCGGAAGTTATACCACAAGGTACTTGGAGCGGATGGGAGAACGGCAGCGCGTGAAGTCGCCGCAGCCGGTTACGCCACTGATCCCACTTATGCCGACAAGTTGATCCGTCTCATGGACGACTGGAATTTATATCAATATGACATTAAGGAGGAAGATCAACCCATGACAGCAGAAGAAAAGAAGGCATTTGAGGCATTACAGGAAAGCGTCAAGGAGCAACAAGAAACCATCGCGAAGCAGGCTGAACGCATCAAGAACTTGGAGGCGCAGCGGAACATCGAACCCCCGGAATGGGCAAAGGAAGCTGCGGAATACTACTATCCGCATATGGACCCGAAAACCGGCAGCTTCGACTTCTGGCGAACGATCACCATTCAGTACAGGAAGGAAAAGGGAATCACCGTTTAACTTGACATTTTCGCAAATCTGCTATAATAGGGGGTGAATAGGCGTGGCTGGAATTGTCATCATTCCTGAATGGGCGCAGGAGCTTGAGAAAGAAGATTTGCCTGACCGTTACCACCCTGTCATCGAACTAATCGGAATGGAAAATTTTTTGAAGCTGTCGGCCTATGTGAATGGCTCGAACTTGTATTTTCCGACGATCAGTTCATGTATAGAACCGATCAGGAATCGACGAATCGTTGCGGAATACAACGGTCGAAACATTTTGGAATTGGGCCGCAAGTTCCGGCTTAGCGAGCGCCAGATCAGGCACATACTTTCTTCTGCACCCGAAGCGCCCGAGGACGAAAATCAGATGACGCTCTTCTAAATTGACGGGATGCCCCGCGAGGGCTTCCCCCTGCTATACCCTAAGTATTCACTGTAAGTCATATCCTTTAAGCTACCAGTAGGCGAAAGCCACTCGGTAGCTTTTTTTATTTCAAAAATAGGAGATGATCGCATGCAAGAAATGGCACAAGACATATTAGCCAACCTGACCCTGGCGGCGCTGACGCTGCTGTCGTCCTACGCGCTGTATTATATCCGCAAGGCGACGGCCAAGGTATCCGCCGAAGCGGCCAAAATCAAGAACGATGATCAACGGGCTCTCGCCCAGGCGGCTGTCGCCCGGTTGGATGATGTGGCGACGAAGACGGTCAAGACCATCGAGCAGACGACGGCCAAGGAGCTGCGCCGCGCGGTCAAGAACGGACAGGCGTCGAAGGAAGAGCTTGCTTCCCTCGCCAAGCAAGCCTATAGCGAAATCGTGCGCACCATGGAACCGCAATACCTCGATGCGCTCAAGGTCACGCTGGGCGACTTGGATAAGTACATCACGGCGACAATCGAAGCGAAGGTTTTGGAATTGAAGCAGAACGCGGCGATTTCCGAGGCGCTGGAGCTGCGGGAGGGCTAAGCGGATGGACTTCAATTGGGCGATGCAGACGATCACCATGCTAGGGATCGGCGTCATCGGGTATTTCCTGAAAACGTCGATGAGCGAAATCAAGGGGCAAATCAAGGAAAATGCCCAACGGGTTTCCACGCTGGAGAAGGAACTGGACGATCTTCGTTCCGACCTTCCCTTCATTTACACCACTCGGGAAGATTTCATCAGGACCATGAACAACGTGGACAAGAAGCTCGACAAAATACACGACAGTATGATCGGAGGTGGCCGCAATGGATGATCAGGCTTATCGCGGTGCCCAACACAATAAAGCGGTTCGCGGATACATCATGCGTTCCCTAGCGAAAGGGCACAACAATTCCTTGTTGTGCCGCCAGCTTGTCAACGTGATGGTAAACGACGGCGTCATCATTAGCCCGGACATATCCAAGCATTTGGATTACCTGGTCGGCAAAGGGTACATCGAATTCACGAACGACCGGATCAATTCGTACAACGCATACGCAAACGATGCCGTCATTCGCCTGACCGTCGAAGGCATCGACTTGCTGGAAGGCTCCACGCCTGATGATCCGGGAGTGTTGATCTAATGGGCGATCAGCACAAAAAGCGGCGTGTGCGTTCTAAGGTGGATGAACTGCCGATCCATCTGAAGGACCAGGTGGACGCCATGCTGCTGGATACGAAGTACACCTACTATGAGATTTCCGAATTCTTGTTCGATCAAGGGTATGAAGTATCGAAAAGCTCCATCGGTCGCTATGCGCTCCGGGTGGGCCGGGCAACGCAGCGGCTTCAGGAAGCCCAGGAGCAGACCAAGGCGCTGATCCAGTTGATTAAGCAAAACCCTGACGCGGACTACACGGAAGGCGGCTTGCAGATCATGGCGGGCGAGCTAACCAAGAAGTTTGCGCAGGCGCAAGAGGAATGGGACGATATGCCGCTGGATAAGGCCGCCCGCGTAATGGTCGCCTTATCCCGGACGAAGATTTACAAGGACAAGATCAAAGCCGACCTGGCCGAGAAAACGAAGGTTGCGCTGGATGAATTCAAGAAAGAGGTTTATGCGGAGCTGGAAGGCATCGAGCCGGAGCTGTGCGAACGGCTGATCCAAGTCGCCAATCGCGTGGCCGAACGACTGGAGGCGGATGACGAATGAACTGGTACGTCCTCCACGTTTTGACCGGCGAAGAGCTGAACGTGCAGAAGCGTCTCGCTCGCACCGCGCCGCAAATCCGAACGCTGATCCCTCGGCGGAAGCTGATGGAACGACAAGGCGGCAAGATGAAAGAAGTCTCCCGCCTGCTTTTTCCGGGATACGTGTTCGTTTACGCGTTCCTGGACAATGAAAGCTATTACAAAATTGTCGCACCGGATGGCGTCATTGAAATCCTGGGCAGACCGAACCCGGCCCCTGTGCCGGTCAAGGAAATGGCCCACGTCCTCAAATGGTGCGAGGACAGCGAGCTGATCGGGCTGTCCAAAGTGGAAGACGGCGACCGGATCAAGGTTGTCAGCGGTCCCCTGAAGAACCTGGAAGGACAGATCGTTCGCGTGGATCGGCGCAAAGGCCGGGCGCGGGTGCGACTGACGTTGTTCGGGGAACCAAAGGAAATTGATTTTGGCATCGAGGTTTTAGAACAGGCACCGGTATGAAGCGGCACCTTGTTACGGCAGGGCCGGGGATCGCCGGGAACACATGCAAGCCACAACCAGCGCCGAGCAAGGCAGCCGGGTGGCGAAGCATGCCCGCCGGAGGTGACGCATGAGCATACTTAAAGATTTTGCCAAAAAAAATGATAACGCCGCCCTCCAGGAGACGAAAGCCATTCGGCAGCTTATGGAGGCGTATTTGTATCGTGACGATTCGCCCGAACGTCTGGATCTGCGCAAGCAGTTTCGAGACGGCAAGCCGCTGACCGGTAAACAAGGTTTGCGGCGCAAGCTCGGAGCGCTAGACCTCGAGTATTTCGGCAAAGCCTACTTCGGCCATTACTTTAACCGGGATACGCCGGAGTTTCACCGCGAGCTGGACGAACTTTGGATGAAGGGCGTCCTGAAGGGCATCATCCCGACCGACAGCGAAGCGGCTAAGAAGGTCAATCAGCAGCCGGGTAGCAAGCAAGCCATTGCAGCCCCGCGTGGTCATGCCAAGTCAACGAACGTCACATTCAAAGACGCTGCCCACGCGACGCTATACGAGTACAAGCGGTACGTGCTGATCCTCTCCGACAGCTCCGATCAGGCCGAGGGTTTTTTAGAGCTGATCCGCGATGAATTCGAGGAAAACGCCGCGATCCGCGAAGACTTCGGCGACCTCAAGGGCAAGGTTTGGCGGAACGACGTGATCCTAACCAGCACCGGCATCAAGATCGAGGCTATCGGTTCGGGGAAAAAGGTTCGGGGCCGGAAACATAAGAACTGGCGTCCTGACCTGATCCTGCTCGATGACATCGAGAACGACGAGAACGTCCTGACGCCGCAGCAGCGGAAGAAGCTGTCAAGCTGGTTTTTCAAAGCGGTGTCCAAGTCCGGTGATACGTACACGGACATTTTTTATATTGGCACCATCCTGCATTATGACAGCTTGCTGGCGAACATCTTGCGCAATCCGGGCTATCAGACGCGCAGGTATAAGGCGGTCCTTTCCTTCTCCCCTCGCAAAGATTTGTGGGACGAGTGGGAGCTGATCCTGACCGACCTGGACAACGCAAGCCGGGAACAAGACGCTCTCGCTTATTTTGATGCTCGCCGGGAGGAAATGTTGGCCGGAACCAGGGTGCTGTGGGAAGCCAAGCTCTCCTATTACGACCTCATGGTCATGAAGGTCGTCGAGGGCGAAGCGTCATTCAATTCGGAGGAACAAAACGAACCGATCAACCCCGAGGACTGTCTGTTCAACGAAGAGTGGTTCGATTATTACAATCCGCTGGCGGTGGACTTTACGGTCGGATTCGAGTTTTTCGGCTTTATCGATCCTTCCTTGGGCAAGAGCAAAAAAAGCGACTATTCGACGATTCTGACGCTTGCCAAGCATATGCAGACCGGTTATTTGTACGTGCTGGACGCAGACATCGAGCGGCGGCACCCGGACGCCATCATTACCGATGCGATGGAAAAGGAACGCTGGCTGCGCATGAGTTTTGGGCGTGGCTATACCAAGCTGGGCTGTGAAACCAACCAATTCCAGTGGTTCCTCAAGGAGAAGATCGCCGAGAAGTCCGCCGAGCTGGGGCTGTATCTTCCAATAGAAGAAGTGAACCAGAACACCGATAAGACCATGCGGATTCAGACGCTTCAGCCGGATGTGAAGAACAAATATATCAAATTTGATGCACGTCATAAGCTGCTGCTGGAGCAGCTTAAACAATTTCCAATGGGCGCACACGACGACGGCCCGGATGCCTTGGAGGCTTGCCGGACGATTGCGAAGAGTGCGGGCGTTCTGGACGACAAGCTGCTGGGCGTGTTTAGGAGGTTGAGAATATGGGGTTAGGCACATGGCTGCGGCAAGCTGCTGGCGAAATCTCCAAGCTGCGCCGCCGGGTTAGCGCGATGGTTGGCCTGGGCTTTTCTAGCTACAAGCTGGACAGCCGCCGGGTTGATTACGCCCTGGCCCGCAGTTTATATGACAACGAAGCCGAGCCGTACAAGCTGGGCGCAGGATTTTGCAGACCGATCATCAACGTCAAGGCCGGGTTTATGGGCGTCCCTTCCTTCCACTCGGAAGACGAGGCGGCGAAGGAGATTGTGTCCAACTTCTTTTCGGGTCAGACGTCCAAGATGAACCGGACGCACAAAAAGGCGCTGCTGGAAGGCGATTGCTTCGTCTGGCTGCGGCGCGAAACGACGGATGCGGCGCTGTATCCTGAAATGCAATCACGCCTGGTCTACACCATCATCCCGAATGAGGAAGTCCACTCCATCAATCGAAATCCGATGACAGGCCGGGTCGAAGAATACGTCCTGGTATCGAATATGGAATGGACGGACGAATCCGGGAACCGTCGAAATACGAAGGTCACGCAATGGATCAGCGCGGAGCGGCGCAAGATTCGCCTGGAAGGCGATGCGATCCCCGGCTTCCCCGCCGAACATGAAGAGCCAAATATGCTGGGTTTCATCCCGATTGAGCATTTCGCAAACGAGAAGGACGAGACTCGCTTGTTCGGTCAATCCGAGCTGGAAGCCATCGAGCCGTTTTTGAAGGCGTACCACGACGTCATGCTTCACGCGCTTCAAGGCTCGAAGATGCACTCCACGCCGCGCCTGAAGTTCAACCTCAAGGACGTGGCCGCGTTCCTTCGGAATAACTTTGGCATCACCGATCCGGCCAAGTACGCCCAGGAAGGCGGCACCATCACCCTGGACGGCAAGGAATTTCTGATCATGACCGAGGGTGAAGATGCTGGCTTCATCGAAGTACGCAGCTCCACCGGCGACGCTGCCGCCCTGCTGAAGCTCATTTTCTATTGCATCGTGGCCGTAAGCGAAACGCCGGAATTCGTGCTGGGCGTCCATACGCCTAGCAGCCTGTCCAGCGTCCAGGAGCAAATGCCTGTCTTCGTTCGCAATATCAGCCGCAAGCGGGCTGACTTTGCAAGCAACTGGCAGCGCTTGGCGCGGATGGTGCTGGCGATGACCAAGGCCGAAACCGGACAGGAATTCGAGACGTTTGCCACAACCTTGGAATGGGAAGAAATCGACCCGCGCGATGAAAAGGAGCTGGCCGAAACCATCAAAGCTTTGACGGAAGGGCTGAACACGGCCATCCAGGGACGGTTCATGAGCGCCGATTCTGCTGCCGAATTCCTGCGGGCCTATATCCCGACTATGAAGGAGTATGATTCCGACGATCCCGATGCGGACACCGAGCGACAGCGCATCATCATGAACCAAGTGGAGCGTGAACGACTGTCCGACGGGGCGCTGGGGATCGGCGAGATTGACGCGATCAAAAAAGAGTTGAAGAAAGGCGGTGCCGCATGAAATACCACATGATGCAGCCGGTTGTGATTGTGTCGGACACATTGAATTATGGCCTGCCGGTCGGATCGCTGGCATATGTGACCATGATTGAACCGCGCGGATTCTTCGGGACGCCTTACTTCATTCGGGTTCCGTCCGAGCAAAAGGAATACTGGACGCCGGAATGCGATTTGGAGCCTGCCGCCGATTGGTACGCCAAGGAGAGCGAAAACGTCATCCGCGATGCCTTGATCGACTTCGCTCTGGCAACCGGCAATAAGGAGCTGTTCCAGGCACAGGCCCGTCAAGGGGCGAAGCGAGAATGAAGCGCAGCGAAATCAATCAGATCAGACAAATTACCGGAGCCTATGCGCCTGAAGCGCTCAAGGCTCGGCAGGCATGGCTAGAGCTGCGCCTGCGGCAAGACCCGGAGGTTCGCAAGCTGTTCACGCGGCTGGCCGACGAAATCGCCGATACGCTGCGGCAAGGCGGCTCCGGCACGGTTGACGATTGGTTGATGGGCGCTATCGAAGGCCAGCTCCGCTATCTGATCACCGAGCTGCGGGACGGGCTAACCGAGACGCTGCACGGCCATATCGCGGAGGCGGTGGAGATCGGCAGCCGCTACAATCGCGCGGTGACGATTGACCTGATGACGCAAAAGGTATCTATTCCCCGCATCACCAAAAGCGGTTTGGAACGCATGTATGCGCGGGTCAATGAGGCGGCAGTTCGGGCGCATATCGAGCGCACCAGCTACGGCCTGAAGCTGTCGGATCGGATATGGGATACCTCCAACGGTGCGGGCGAAGTCATCCGCAACATTATTCAGGATGGCATCGCCACCGGGAAGGACGCCATCGAAACGGCTCGCGCCCTGGAGGGCTACGTGCGCAGCGATGCAAATGTGATGTCAAAGTATTACGAAGGCATGCAGGAGCGTATGAAGGGCCGGGTGCCTGACGATTTGAGTTACCAGGCATTGCGCACCGCCCGCACGGAGACAACCGCCGCCCTGGGTCAAGGCAGCATCACATCGGCGAGGGCGTCACCGAGCTGCACCGGCATCAAGTTTTGTTTGTCGGCAGCTCACCGGGTGCAAGACATCTGCGACGTACTGGCGCGGGAGGATTTCGGCATGGGGCCGGGCGTGTATCCGCTCGACGATCCCCCGCCCTATCCGGCGCACCCGAACACGCTGTCCTATCTCGTCGAGGTGCATCAGCCGGTGGATGATTTCGTCCGCCAGCTCCGTTCCTGGGTGGATGATCCGGCCAGTCAGCCGAAGTTAAATGACTGGTACGCAACCGAATATTTGGGAGCGGCCTAGAACGCCCTCTGTGCGCTTTGGCGGATTTTACCGTCCGAATCTATACCGGACAGGCTACACCCCCGTTATAACGCGTTATA